ACATCAAGCAGATGCTGGGTGATGACGAGACCGGTGGCAAGGTGTACGAAATGCTGGATCGCCACTTCAACCATAAGATCGGTAAGCAGGGCGTTGCCAGTAAAGACGAGATCATGTCAGAGGTAAAGGATTACGTGAACAAGCAGACGGGCTCTATACAGTCCACGTTTCATGTGTCCAATCAAGTCCAAGACATGGTCGGTAAGGGCATGATCGGTGCGGACGATGCGGAACGGATCACGGGCAAGGTAGCAAGTGCCTTACAGTCCCAACCGCAGTGGGCAGAGAATCCACAGAACATGGATCTACTCATGAGCAAGATCGTCATGGACGAGATCAAGTCCGGGGCGGTAAAACCGTATACGCAACGGAAGTCCGTGGGTAGCAATACCCCCGTGGCACCGGGGCAAAACGGCAACTCCAACCAAGCACGGGAAGTAGAGCAGGGCCAGTTAAAGAATGCGGCAAGTCGCTTTCGGACCCTTCGCGGATTGGTCGAGAAAAACGATATGAAAACACTCGAACGATTAGGGCGTAACACGGCGGGTGAACAGACCGGCCAAGACCTCAACGCGATGATCAAGGAGCAAGGCTAATGTCACAAGAAACTACACCGGCCCCGTCATCGGTGAAGGCGCAAGCCAACGCCGCCAGCGAAGCGAAGGAGAAATCCAAAGCTACCAACGACAGTGCGGATATCGAACGCGCCTTGGATTGGGCAACCGCTCAATCGGAGGACGGTCATACCTGTCCTATCTGCGGGCATCGTCACATCCTCGAAGGCAAGCCACAAAAGCATAAGTTGCGCGACCACATGAGCAGGGTTCACCTGTTTAGGGTGATTGCGGGGTTTGAGCGTGGTAGCCTGGATGAGACGCCGCAAAAGCTGGAGAAGGTGGATAACATCATTGAGGCAACCGGCACACTGGAAGTCGTAGATGATGGTGATTCGTTCGACATGCTCTACGTCCCAAAATCGATCAAAGACCGTGCGACCCGCGATGGTGGGGGCGTCCGATGGGTGGCCCCGCGCAACGTGGATCGCAACAAAGACCAAGGGTGGGAACTCGTTCAACGGGAAGATGGTGACTCCACACCGCACCAACAACAGAGCAGTGAGGATGGTAGCGTCCGCACCAATGAAATGGTGCTGATGAAAGCACCCGCACAGTTGAGGGAACGGATGGACGCCATGCAAGCCCGCAAGAGTGAGAACAACCTCGCGTCTCGCAAAGAGGACTTTGATCGCAAGTTGGACAGTCATGCCCGATCCGTCTACGACACGGCAGTACGCCACGGCGCAGACGCGTCACAAGCACGTAACCTTGCAAGAGCCGCCGAACGCGGTCTGGCAACGGGGTCTATCAATATTCGAGAGGGTAATAGATCGTAATGGCAAATCCAGATAGGGCATACGGGTTTAAGCCTTGGGGACCGCTTCTTGCAGTGAAGCACCTCCAGAAGGACGCCGCCGCCGCCGCTTTTGGTATTAACGATGTGGTCTTGCAGACCACAGACGGTGGCGTAGATGTGGCCGGTGCAGCGGGGACCATCAGCAATACAGTGGGTGTGTCTCTAGAGTATTCTGCTACGGGTACCGCAGGTAGGGTCATGTTGGCTATTGATCCCGGTCAGATGATGCACGCACAGGACGATGGGGATAGTGATACTGTTGTCCTGGCACACCTCGGTGAAACGGGTGATTCGACGTTTACCACGTTGAACACCACCACTAAAATATCCACCCAGGAGATCGATACGAGTACGCTGGATGCTTCCGGCGTCAACCAGTTCTTGCTTCTGGACATTTTGTTATCTGACAATACTGACGGCACGAAGAATGCCCTTGGCGATAACGGTGATTACATCGTCCAGTGGGCTGCACATCGTCGCGGTTCCAGCACTGTAGGTATATAGGGAGTAACTAACAATGCCAGCAATTAGCGTAACCGGTAATTTTAGTAATCTTACCACTCTGCGCGGCATAGATATGGTTATTCACCATGCCTATGACCAGCGCGAAAAAATAGGACGCGGACTCTATAACGTCCGCGAATCGACGCAATACCAGGAAAACACCCAGACCGTTGGTGGGGTCGGACTCTTGCAGACCAAGCTAGAGGGCGAGTCGATCAACTACTCTTCGATGACGGAAGGGCACAAGGGTACGTTCACGCATGTGGACTACGCCCTTGGTATGCGGGCCACCCGTGAAATGATGCGGGACGAGCTCTACGGGGTGATGGAGGACATGGCGGTTGAACTCGCCTACTCCGCCAACGCCACGGAAGAGACCATCCTCGCCAATACGTTCAACAACGGGTTTGATTCCGATTATACCGGCCCGGATGGCATTGAGTTGTTTTCCTCGGTCCATGTGCGGGAAGACGGCGGCACGTTTAAAAACGAACCGTCATCGCAAGCAGACCTTTCCAAGACCTCGCTCGAAACGGGTCTAACGGATTTCCGCAAGAACTTCACGGACGGCGCGGGCAAGAAGTTGGCTATTCGGCCTAAGTATCTTCTGGTCTCGCCGGACAACCAGTTCACGGCGGCCCGTCTGCTTGACTCCACAGGCAACCCCACGGTCAACTACGGTGGCGATGCTGCCGGTGACTCAACTGCGGCAATTAACCCGATCAATGGGTTGGGCTTGCAGTTGGTTGTGTGGGATTACCTCACCGATACCAACGCGTGGTTCCTACTCGCTGAGAAGGAAAACCACAAGCTACTTTGCTACACCCGCGAAGAGTTCAATACGGACTATATCTATGACTTTGATACTAAAGACTACAAGATATCTGGTCAGTTTGCTCAGTCTTCCGGTTGGGGTGATGTGCGCGGTATCTACGGGGTATCGGGCAGTAGCTAGTCTATCGATGGTGCGGTGCCTTTCGGGGTGCCGCACCACCGCCACGTACGACCAGTAACCGAATAAAGAGGACATCAGCATGGCGGCACCAACACCAGTTACAAAAAGCGAACAATCCGGTCATAATGGGTATACCATCTGGTTGGGCGAATGGGCCGGTACCGGTGATTTTGACGATGGATCGGAATCGAGCGTAGTCAATCTAAGTGCTCTTACGAATTATACGAGTGCTTTGAAAATTGTTAAAGGGTACATCATTGCTTCTGAAGGTATCAGTGCAAAGCTAGAACTGGAAGCAAATACAGCCGATGTGCCGATTGCTATGCATCCATTAGCGGCAACGGGACGAATTGATTTTGACTATACCGATACTCCAGGCGGCGGAATCTTGCAGTCTACGGGAGCAAGTATAACCGCCGATCTGATTCTTACGACTACGTCAGCAGCATCCGGCGATAGTATATTTGTCTACGCGGAATGGAAGGCGTATTGATCCATGGCTAAGACACTTGGTGACGTGGTTAATGCGGCACTCAAGGATATTAAAGAGCCAGAGATCACCGCATTCACATCGACCAATATCCTTGAAGCAGCACTGATCGAAGAGGCGAATAACGCCAAACGAGACATCCTCAGTCGCAAGCGATTCAATTGGGGCCTGTCTCGAACTACGCTTACTACCACTGACGATATCACCACCGGCACGGTTGCGGCCACCAACGGATCTACGACGGTTACGTCGAAGGATGACAGTGGTAGCAACGACACTAATTTTGGCAGTGTCGCGGTGGGTATGTACATCCGCGTTGGCACGGATAAGGTCTCCTACAAAGTCACCGCCGCAGACACCAGTGTCAGTGGCGTACACACCCTCACCATCGAGACCGCCTACGTAGGCACCACGACCACCTCCTCGTCTTATGTGATACTGAAGGACGAGTATGGGTTGTCCACTACCGATCTGGACTCCGTGCAGTTTGCGACTTTCTCTGACGGCCAGACGTGGTTTGGTAGCAACAAATCCACCGGCCCAAACAACGAGCTCGGCATCGTGGACATGCCGGAACTGTTATCGGCATCGGGTGGTGACCTCCACCGCAATACGTCCGGCAAGCCGATGGTCATGGCGCGGATCATTGCGGACAGTAGCGACAACATTACCTACAAAGTTTGGCCCTATCCCAAAGACCAGTATGTGATCGACCTCTGGTACTCCACCAAGTACACGGAGAATACCACGTTCGCCACTAACCTGTTTGGTGGGGATGCGCCCGATATCGCGTATGACGCCGTGGAATACCGCGTGTGCGCGAGAGCCGCTAAGTGGGACCGCAACTACGTCGAACAGCAGTACTGGATGCAACAGTACCAACTCGCCATCATCAACCTCATCCGTGGGCCTACGACCCTCACACCGAACTCCATGAGTGTCGCAACGTATCGCCGCGCCTACGGTATCAACGTGCGGGGCGAGTCGCAGATCTACTTCGACACTAAAGGTGCGGGTCGATAATGGCAGGGTGGCGCGAAGAAGGGTATCAACGGTTTGGTGAAGGCATAGACCGCACCTACGCCGTAGACAACCCCGATTTCCCCGATGGGGCCATGTGGGACGCAACGAATATCGTCTATGATGGTCCGGCGGATAACCCGGAAGCGATGGGTGGGTACCAGCAGTTGGGTGCTACCATTGGCGGGACGCCCATCATCACCGGCCTGTTCGACTATGCGGAGGGGACGCAGTTAGTTGCTGCGGGTGATGACGGCAAGATCTACAAGCGCACCACCGGTGATTTCGCCCAGGTGACGGACGGCACCGGTCTCGATACCACCGATACGACCCGTGTGGCGGGCACGATGTTTTACGGCGATACGACCAGTGCCGACATCCTCGTCCTCGCCAACGGTGTGGATGCGGTCAAGAAGTACAACGGCACCGCACTCAGTGCCTTGGGTGGCAGTCCACCGTCCGCCAGCCAGTTCCCCACCGCGTTTATGGGCAAACTGTTTCTGGCGAAGGGTGACACGATATACTACTCGGTCACCAGCGACTGCGAAGATTGGACCGGCACGGGCAGTGGCAACATACAGATCTATCGCGGGTATGGTGGTGACATCACCGGCCTGTACGCGTTCGCGGGCAACCTATTCATTTTCAAGCGCACCAAGATCTTTCGCATGGCGATGGCGGCAACGATCAACGAGGTCTCCATCGAAATCGTCAGTCCCAACATTGGGACGGTCTCCCACCATTCGATCCAAGAGGCGGGACCGGAGGGTGGGGGATACATCATGTTTATGAGTGATTCGGGCATCGAGTCGCTCATACCTACAGACCGCGCCGGATCGTTCGTCACCCGCGATGCCAGCCAGCCGATCAGTGAACTGGTGCGTAAGCGCAATATGGCGGTGGCCGACAATACGTTCGCCGTGTATAACAACGAACGCAAAGAGTATTACAGCTGGTCACCGTCCACCGGCAAGACCGTCCCGGCATGGTGCTATATCGCCAACACCGCACGGCGGCGGAAACCGATACGGTGGACTCGCGCAGATCTAAAGGACATGACGGCGGGCACGATGTACAAACTGTCCGGCGAGTATGTGCAGATCGTGGCAAATAACGCGGGACAGGTATTCCAGCTGCATGTTGGGGACAACCGCTCCAACGCCGGATACCGCAAGTATATCTACACCCGCGCCTACACGCAGGGACGCCCCAATTGGGTCAAGCAGTATGGGTGGGTGTATGTGAGTGCATTAGCCAAGGGTGCCTACGATATCACCGTCCGGCCCGTCTTAGGCCGCGTGGGGATGAACTCAGTGACGTTGGGCACCAGCGACTCCATCAATAACCCCGGTCAGGAGGGTTGGGGTACCGGCAAATACGGTCAAGCCTTCTGGGGCGGTGCCGCCACTACCGGTGTGCGGATACGACCACAGGCGGCGGCGAGAGGTAACTACGTACGGATGCAGATAATCACAAACGGTGCCAATGAGTGGTTTCGGCTCAACGGCATCCAGATCGCCTCGGCACTCGGATCAGACGGACCACGGGAGAAATAAGTCATGGCAGGATGGGTCTTACCAGCGGCATCACTATTAGGTGCCATCTATGCGGGGAGTCGCGGCGATGGCGGCGGTTCCGAATTCAGTCCACAACAAGAACGACTCTTCGATACGCAAGCGGATATAGCGGAAATGATGAAGGGGCTATACGAGTCGCGCATTGCCAACGAGGAGCAGTACTTGGGGGATGCGATGTCTCGCGTCTTCCAGTACGCGGATCGAATGCAGAACAGATCACCGGACCTCCTCAATGCACCAGGCATTTTCGAGTTCATGCCCAAGGGGCGTCAACGCGAAGGACAGGCACCGGAGTGGCAACCGTTTACACCGGAGGCTGGAAAACCCGCGGAAGTGCCACTGCCGGACAACCCAATTTTACAAGACAAAGGGTTGCGCGACTTGGAAGATCTGAATCCTGTAACGGACGTTGTGCCACCAATCGACATGAACGCATTGGCCGAATTGGTGCGGCGGATTTCTGCACAGGTAGGCAGTGGAACGGGGGATCTCGAAGAGGCTCTTGGGCTGGACGGCAAGACGGATACGGATTGGTTGGGTTGGATGAATGACATGCCAGAGACGTTGCGCTCTATTGAGCGCACTATGGAAGACACCTTGGGCACGGGTGACAAGCCAGAGTTGAGTAACCCATATCGCCAGCAATACGATCCCAAAGAGTTGGAGGAATTGATGACGAGGGTGATGTCTACTGCTGACTTCACTCCTAAAGGTGAATACAGTGGGCCATTTGAAGATTACATCGACCCAACAACCTTAGAGGTAGTCGGCCCAACTGTTCCAGATAGGAGTCCGATCCCCGATATCGACGTAAGCGAATTCCTTAGAGCAATACAAGCAGAAGCGGGATCGGGCGTCGCTGACTTTACCGGGATGATGCCCGGAGTGCAAGAGGAAGCAGCGTGGCGTGCTAGGCGGAGGGATGCGCGGGATGATGCGGCTATTGAGGAGGGTGACTATATCGAGATCACCCCCGAACAAGTTGGCAACTTGCAAGAATACTCGTCCGGTCCCGGTGGTTTTACATTCGACGTTGTCGAACGCGATGGCAAATACTATTTGGCCGATGCCGTCAGTAGTAGCACTAAATCCGGCTGGTTCGATGACAAAACATCATCAAGCGATTTATCAATAGATCAAATTGAAAAAATGTTATCGGGTGAGTATGATGCCAAGGCCATGCAAGAAGAAGTCTGGAATCGTCGCAATTCCAGAACCCGGACCGCGCCTACAGGAACACGGAGGATATAATGGCACCGAATCCCTACGAGACCACACAGAATAATTTTTCGGGCACTTCCACCAACCCTGGTGGACAAAATATCTACGAAAGCACCCAAGGTAACTTCAGCGGCACCGGTGGTGGTGGTGGTGGACAAAATATCTACGAAAGCACCCAAGGCAACTTTAGTGGCACCGGTGGTGG